TGCTCGAGCACATGAGTGCTCGGATGACCTTTAAGTTGAAGGTCGTCTCTCTTCACACCAGTAGGGATGCGCTTAAAATGGTAACCAAGCCCAAAAACTTGCCACGCGATACGCGTGGTTTGCCAGAAGGCATGGATCCTCATAAATTTTATGAGTACACCATTCAAGAGCGTAGTCAAACAGCAACTGGCCTCGAGGGGTTCTTATACCAGATAATACCTTGGTCTGTGATTCGGTCGTTCGCTATTGCGATTGATCCGTTTTATCAGTTCAAGGTGGCGCCTGGTACGATTACTCCAGCGAACCGCATACGTACTAGAGATGTCCTGTCAGCGCTTGACACTCAGAGATTGAATGTTAGGCGTCGTCACTTCTTCTCTTGTCGGACCATGTCGGATCCGAACAACGGGTTCTTTCCCGGTGCGTACACATGCGTCGCTCCTACTAATGAAGTCGCTCAAACGGTTTTATCGCCGCAAGAAAAACTTCCTAGTAAGTCGAGTGATACTACTAAGCGGACACGTTTGGTTGGGAGCGATCAAGGTGAGTTTGAAAAGTTCAAACACACCCTAGCCGTTCCTGGCCGAGATGTCTTCTCAAGTAGTTTTATCGATCAGTATTACACAGTGTTTTTCCCGATAAGGGATAACTCTGGCCAGTATTGGCATGATACTGTGACGACAGCTGCTACTCTTTCTAAAGCTGCTCTTGATGATATCGTGTCCGGCGAGCGTTCTGCTGTACAAGAATGTATGGCAGATCATGCGCTCGCTATGTACAAAGACACGAACCCCCAGTTTAGGGGTTTGTCCATCTTTCGCGATATTGTGGAACTGAAAGACTTACCTCGGACCGTTCTTACATTAAAGAACACCTTGGCGCATCTTTCGGAACTTGCACGCAGTCTTCCAATATCTGAGTCGTTGAAGCGGAAACTTTTCGCTCAAACTACCAGCGTATCGGATATACCAAAGGAGTACTTATCGTACCACTTTGGTTGGAAACTGCTGTACAAAAGCATTTTGGACGTGTTGCAGAAACCGGCGAAAATCAGTCGTCAGATTGACTTCTTGATTCGTCGTTCGGGTAAAGCAACAACATATCGGACCAGTAAGAAGTTCTTATCGGCTCGATCAGGGAGTATCCCGTCCTTCGTGTATGACCCGTCGTTAATGCGTAATGAGGGGCCCCGTCCCGGGGTTCCTCTAACGGCGAGTCGTATTGAGCGCGAGATTGAACTGAAGTTGGTTATTAACACAACTTTCGACTTTCCAACGCTCAATAGACCTAAGTTTGCCCATGATCTCTTTATGGACAAGCTGGGGCTCTATCCTCGACCTACGGACCTTTATAACTTGGTCCCGTGGACTTGGCTGGTTGATTGGTTTACTGGTCTTGGCAATTACGTCGAAGTTATCGACGAGATTAACCGAGATCAGTCACTAATCAACTGGGGTTTTCTTACCGGCATATCAACCGGTTCGTTGACCACAGAGCATACATCTAGGGTTTTCAGTAACCGATATCTCTGGATAAACAACGCGTTGACCTACTCCGAAAACTATCGGAATGTAGGCCATAGCAGCGTCCTCCATTGGTCCTTTCAACTCAGAAAGGATTTGGCTACTGTGATGAGTGTGAAGACTACTGCTAACCCGGCGTCATTAACGCCATATCAGCAGTCTATAATCGGTGCGCTTCTTTCGTCGCGCACTAATTTTAGGAGGTAGGATTCCCCTATCTTCATCATTTATTGTAACAAGGAGTCGTCTATGTTACCAGATCCCGTCACAATCGCGGCAGCCGCACCTACTCCGGCCCTCACCTTAGCGGTGGTAAGGTCGGATGGGTATGGCTCCGAACGTGTGGATACAACTGGTGCGGGTTACACCGTCATCATAAACCACACGAAGGGGAAGAATGGCAACCGCCACTACGTCCAAATGACGCAGACGGTGGATGCTACCGACCCCTATTCCGGTTTGATTCGGAAGCAGGTTGCTTCCGTTTCACTCAGTATCTCCAGGCCGGCTTTTGGCTTTACGGATGCGGCTATTGTCGCACTTTGTAAGGCTTTGACCGACTTTCGGGACGATGCCGAGGTGACTACCACGAAGCTTATTCAGTTTCAATCGTAGCTCGCTTGCGCGAGCGACCGCGGATACCAAGAAATTGGCTCCGAGTTCGCATTGATTTACGAAAGTGGGTCAATGCAACGATTGTTCTGATGATTACATCCATAGAGGTTTTGCTCGTCATCTTTGTTTTGGCCATGGTTTTGGCTGCGACTTTGATGCTCGCGTACGGCTCTCCGTGGATGGCTCGTGGATAACCAACTATTCTGTTGGTAGGGTGCTGTATATAGACTTGGAATACCAACCTCGTGGAGGTAGTATGAAAAGTCCAATAGTACTCCTTCGAAGCCTTTGGACTGACGTCCAAAGGTTAGAACCTGGTGTGAGAGGCCTCGAGCGTGACTTTATTACGCTCGAGGAAAGGTTCAAACATGAGGGCTACGGTTTCCTTGCCGTAGCCTTACCTGCGTTATGCGATGCCGTTACTTTAGGCTTAGCAACACGCAGATTCGTCTCTCCCCCTGGCTATAAAGTTGCCAAGGGGCAAGCAATCCCGAAATTTCTCTCGGGTATGCTATACGAGGTGTTTGAACCATCGTCCGGACTCCTTAAAGAGAACCCTAATTTGGGTGTCGTAAAGCTCTTACGAGAAGTGCTCTACCTCTTTAAGAAAACTCTTCTAAGCGATGAAGCCAGTGATGAACTGAGCAACAAAGCTGTCAAAGAGTTTTTTGCAAATGACACTATAACCGAGGAACATATTATTGAACCTCGTGTCGAACGTCACGTGCAACACGTAGCGAGACTTCTTATTCCCAGTCTCTGTAGTAGAGGCGGGGAAGATTTGGTCTTTAAACATGGTCCGGGTGCCGTGGTCGAAGGTTTAAAGGGAAATCAGAAATGGTCTTCCCTTTACGAAGCCCTTACTTCTAAGGACTTCGACGCAGAAGAGTTTGGCTACACTAATTTCATCTATTCGTCTAAAGGCCTCATCGGCCTAAAGATTGATGATTTCGGTGGCGTCGATTCTAGCGTTACCCCAGACTCCGGGTCTCTTAGCTGCACTGCTAGACTCGTTTCGGTGCCGAAAAATTCTACTTCGGTCCGAACAATCACTGTTGAACCTCTGCTGAAACAATTTGTCCAGCAGGGGCTAAACACTCGGCTTAGGGAAGAAATTCTCAAGTGCCGAGTGCTTAAGCAGTGTCTAGCTTTAACCGACCAAGGCGAAAATCAAAAACTCGCTTTGGAAGGCTCCCAAACTGGTAGATGGTCCACACTTGATTTGAAGTCCGCGTCAGATTTACTCAGTCTCAAACTGGTGAAACTGGTGTTTGGGCATCATGCTTCCTTCTGGGAGCAGATGATCAGGTCGCGGTCCAGCTATGTCTTGCATGGCAAAGTGCCGTATAAGATAAGCAAGTTTGCTGGAATGGGTAATGCTTTAACATTTCCAGTGCAAAGTGTCGTTTTCGCTACTTTAGCGATGGCGGCCATTTGCCACACGTTGGGTAAAAAGCCAACGCCGGGAGTGTTAAGGTTAGCAGCTAAGCGTATACGTGTGTACGGCGATGATATCATCGTCGATACGCGATATGCTAGCCAGGTTGTTACCTGGCTTGAACTGGTTGGTTTAAAAGTCAACCAGCGCAAGAGCTTTCTTGAGGGTAACTTCAAAGAGAGCTGCGGTGTAGATGCGTTTAATGGAGTCGACGTGACCCCATTATACCTACGACATCGTCCAGACAACTCTTCTGTCGAGCCTAAGGCTATTGCCCATTTAGTAGCGTTTAGTAACCAAGCTTGGTTACGAGGACTCTATCATTT